TTGTTGTCCTTCTGGTCTAAAACACCAATTGATGTTCTAATAGCATTGTATAGAGCCTTGTCTTGACAAAACGTTTCAGTCTTATCAAGCAACCAGTCTTCACTATTCTTCTCATCATATGATAGTTCATCAACAGTTTTACATACCACATCGAGCTGTTCTTGGGATATGCTACGAGACTCTTCCAACGAAAAACGCAAAGCATCATTTGTTGGTATAGAGTTGTAGTCTTTGATATATGTATCAATCGTTCGATAGATTAGCTTGTGTTCTAAACTTTCGAAATACTCTTCTTCTAAAAACGGTAATACTTTCCTTGTGTATTCTTCATTATGTAATAGACTCCCTAGAATGAGAGATTCGATCATGTATTTTTCCTCTATTTACGGCCATCCAGCAAAAACATTATCACTTGTACCTGCTAGACCCGTTTGCTTCAGCAAAAACATCTTCTTCTTCTGATGCGAACATCGAGTTTTCTCCAATAGTGTAACGACTCTTAATATACTCTGAAAAGTCGGTGGTTGTAAACATATTTGTCCAAAATTTTCCATTATCTTGGATTTCTTTTGCTCGCATCTTGTCGCCAACGAGTTCGCCTGTTTCACGATCTACGAGTTGATACCAACCGTTTGAAGGCTTCGCTAGATAGCTCGCTTCAAGAGCAAGAGCCATCAAACCAGACCACTTATTAATACCACCATTCCATGTAACTGAAATTGGAATCTTTGACTTCTCCTTGATGAATCGAGATTTTTCAATGTTAATGATGAAATTATAACCAGCAATATCAGTGCCATCTTTCTCTTGTTGGCGACCAATAATCCAAATAGAATCTGCCGAGTAATAGATGCCTGTACCACCAGATACAACATCTTTAGAATACATTTCTTGCGTTTTGTAAGTATGATTAACAGCAATCAATGGAATATCTTTGAGCGTAAGATGTGGTGTTACCATACGAAACAAAGACTTCATCTGCTTTGCACGAGACATATCTGCAACAGACTTGCCATCCATAGCGTCATCAACTTCTTTCTTAGATGCTAGATTGCCCACAGAATCGATGACGATACACACACGGTCACCTCTATCAATCCCGTCAAGTTGCTTCATAATATCAAACTTTAGTTGCTCAACATCCATAATAGGAGTATGAACAACACGATTCATATCAATATCAAAAGATTCGAAGTAGTTCTGTGGTGTGCCGAACTCAGAGTCATAGAACAACACAACAGCATCATCATATTTCTTTAGATATGCACTCGCCATTAGTAGTGAGAATGCAGTTTTGAAGTGCTTAGATGGTCCTGCAAGCACCGTAAGCCCAGGCATCAATCCGCCATCAATCCGACCAGATAGTGCGACGTTAACCATAGGTACCTGTGTTGGCACCATTTCTTTCTTACCATATACTTTAGAGTTGGCAAGCGTAGCAGTAAGCTTAACTGTACTATTCTTAGTCAATTTATCAAGTAGGCTCATAATTTATCCTTTGTAGATTTCTGTCAATTTATCTCGGAATTCTTCAATCTTATCTAGACGATTAGGCCAGAAGATATAACTCTTTTCTGGATTTGCTGCTAGATTATTAAGTAGTGGTAATACAGATGAGTATAGCGCATCTAGACGCTCTTGTATACCTAAAACCTCAAAGGAAGCAGAACTTTTTTCTTCTGCTAACTTTTGTACGACTTCAAGCTCATCTTCATCAACGGCCGTAAATCCGAAGTCAAATGAATAATCTTCTACCATCTACTTACCCTGCTACAAGGGCATCGAACGCAGATGTGTCAACTGCTGCTGCATTTTGTAGTGGAGTCAAATCTTCAGTTGTCCAGTAACCTGTCTTTCCTAGAATGATATTACAATGCTCAATATTGCGTGAAAGAATGGTTGCATCATCTGTGTAATCAGCAGGTGTAGCAATGACCGCATTGATTAGATCAACAGAATTCATACAAGCGCTGTACGTATGTGCAATCTTTGCGGTCTTTTCTGCGTCTGTCCAACCTTCAAAATCTGTGTCTGCGTCTGCCATATTTTGTATCCTTATTATTTGTTGTTTGAGTTGTTATCTATTTAGTATCCGTTAGGAATAATGACGTAATGAATCAACAGAACGATGCCAACGCTAACGCCAAGCCCAATCATCATCTTCATGAAGTCTCTTGTAACAAGTGGAAACACTTGCTTCATCTTCGTATTATGAACAGTTGCGATAGCAAGTTCACGACCAGATAATAGACCAACAAAGACCCAAGTAGTAGACATTGGAATGTTATTGAGTTCTTTGAAGAAGTATAGAATAACGAAGTATACTAGGTCAATCAGACAAGCACTTCGAATATACTTCGTCGAAGATTTTTCAATAACAATTTGTTGAATCTTACCACCACGCTCTCGAAACATCCAGCCAAGACCACCAACAAAGATAGCGCTGATAGCGAGCATCATATCAATAGGCACTTCACGAGGCAAGAATACAGCGATGTTAGCCATATCGTGAGACAACCAAGTCCACCACAGAAGACCGGTAGTACACCACTGAACAACTCGCCAGTATGGACGAGACCAGTGATTGCCAATCGGCTTTCTTTCATCAATCGCTCGACTAATCAGATGCCACAACAAATATGCTGCTACTGCTGCCACTGCATATCCCATAATCGACTTCATCAACATCTTTTCTAAAACAAAAGTAGATGCGAATGCAGAGAGTACGAGGAATGATGTTGATACGGGAACTCCAGCACGAGTGAGACAAAGCAGAATAGCGGGTGCTACTGCGTGATACCACTTAACTTCTTGAAAGGGAATCTTTGTGAGACGCTCGTAAGAAATGTCTCCGCTATTGATGTACCAACCATACCAGAGAGTTGCTAACAGTACGACTGATGCTGCGACCCATAGAACCTTCCAATCAAATCTTTCATTGTTGGAAGCAATCCATGTTCCGAGTGTCTGAACAGAATCGTTAGCAATAACTGAATAAGCAGAAAAAAGAAAGCCAATTGCCATCCAGAGAGTCAGTTGATCCATAATATTCTCCATAACAAAATGGGAGGAGACGAATCTCCTCCCAGTGCTAATAGCAAATTGCTATACGATATTCACTTTACGAGGCTTTTGCTCGTCTGGGACAATATCTTCCAACCAGACTTTCAGCATCCCGTTTACCATCTCAGCACTCGTTACTTCAACGGTATCAGCAAGTGTGAATTGACGGGTGAACTTTCGTAGACCAATCCCACGATGAAGCCATTCTTCGCCACTAGGCTCTTCTTTCGTCTTTACGTCAGATTTGATAGTGAGTGTGGAATCTTTGTGTTCAATGTCAATATCCGCTTTGTCGAAGCCTGCTACGGCAATTTCGATAACGAACTTATTGTAGCCAATCTTTTTAACGTTAAAGGGAGGATAAGATTGTTGATTGAACTGTTCTGTGGTGGTTTTGATCCTCTTAATCATATCTTGATAGCCGATGAAATATGGCTGATAGATTGGATCGTTAAAGATGGAGTGTACCACCTTAGTAGTATGTGTGTTAATAGTCATTACTTTACTCCTTATAAGCAAGTTAAGTGTGTTTAATAAAAAAAGCATGAGACCCGTTTGGCATCTCATGCTTATATTTATATCATATTAATTATAGCATGTCAATCTTTTTTATCGTTGTTTAAGAGTAGTTAATATCCGAATACCACACTCCAGCACTTCTTTTAACCATACCTTTATACGGCCCATCGTGATAATATGCTAACTTTGAGCATGTGGGTTGCAGTTTATTCTCTTGCTTTTCTCCATAAAATAGCCCAATCCATACACCGTCTCTCAAATATGTTTGCATAACTTTGATATAATTTTCGTGACTAATTCTGCGAGCTATAGCGCCTTTTACCTTATTTCTTTCATTCTTTTTTTCTGACGACACTATCTCTTTTTGTATTTTAATCCATTCCTTAATCTTATCTGGATGGAGGTCATCATCTTCATCTAGATTATGCAGAGAAGAGTGAATACCAGATTTTCCATAATTAGGATTTCTTTCAGCACGAGTTGCCCGGGCTTTCTTGAGACGTTCGATAGCTGCTTGGCGTTGGTCTTCCGTCATAGGTTTACGTTTTTTACGAATCTTCTTAGCCATTATTTAAAACCACCGCTTATGTAAGAATTTAACAAACCGTTTGCAAGTAATGCAAGTCCAACAGA